ACGCAGGTAATGGTTCAGTTATCGTTAATCCTAATGGTGGTATGACAATATGGGGAACTCCTATTATTGCTGCATCTTGGGTTACTGATGACAAGGTTTTAATTATGGATAGTAATTTCTGCGAGCGTGTTGAAGTTGAAGGATTAGCTATTGAATTCTCTTATGAGAACGCATCTAATTTCCAACAAAATATGGTTACTGCGAGAATTGAGTGTTATGAAGATATTAACTTGATGCAACCAACTTCAGCAATCTATGCTGATTTGGGTAACGTTTAATTTAATCTAACATAGATAATAAAGACCCCTTACATTTAGTAGGGGGTTTTTTATTATATTTATTGTAAATTTGTAAAAAAGATGTATGTCATATAATAATTTTATCATTGATTTTACTTTGACCGACATAGGTACAGTTGTTGAGCCTGTTACATTAGCAGAGGCAAAATTGTATTGTAGGGTTACTAATTCAGTAGATGACAATCAAATTTCCTTGATGATTAAACAAGCAAGGGAAGCGGTTGAAGTAGGTACAGGATTGAGTTTAATAGCAAAGACTGCCGTTGTATGGTTTACAAATTGGGATGGACACTTTAATCTGCCTTATGGTCCGATGAATAGTTTTACATCATTAATAGACCAAAACGGAGACACTATTGTTGCTGCTGATTACACTTTAGTAGGTGGTAAGTTCCCACAATTACAAAGACCACAATTCCAAAACTTAAAGGCTACTTATGTGGTAGGTTACGCAACCATTCCGAACGATTTAAAGATTGCGATTTTAGACCAAGTTAGCTACGATTACGAGAATAGAGGATTAGATTCAAATACAGGTATTTGTGAAAAGACTTGGAAAGCGTGTCAACGTTGGACAAGAATAAGCCCAATATTATGAGGATAGGAAGCAAAAAGGCAAACTATGTTGATGCCAACACAATGTACTCGGAAGTAGGCTTATATGTACCTACAATCGTTGCAGATGGGCAAGGTGGGTACACAACTACCTATGCCTTACAAGAGGTCGTATTTGGGGATTTTAGACCTATGGATGAAAGCAGAAAATTAATGGATGCACAAATAACATATACAAGGGCTGCAAAGCTATTTATCCGTTATGATGTAACAATCAATAATAACTACAAAATAGAGGCAGAGGGTGAAACTTACGTTATACACTCTTTGAAGGATGTAGAAAATCAATTTAGATATTACGAAATATTAATGTATTTCTAATGGCAGATAAAATATCATTTAAAATTGAAGGATTAGATGCTCTAATTAAAAGATTAGGCAAATTATCGCCTGAAATAGCTAAAGAGGTTGCTATGGAGGTTAACGCATCTGCATTGGCTATTCAAAGCAAAGCAAGAAAAGATGTGGTTGTTGATAATGGTATATTAAGAAATTCAATCCAATTAAAGGAAGTTAACAAAGGAGACAAAATAATATACACTGTCGGCAGTGCATTAAAATACGCACCTTATGTGGAATTTGGCACAGGTGGAACAGTTAACGTTCCTGCTGGATATGAGGATTTTGCAATGCAATTTAAAGGCAAAGGAATAAGAAAAATAAACTTAAAACCTAGACCATACTTAATACCAGCGTTTGAAAGCGAAATACCTATTTTGAGAAAGAACATACAAAATGTAATAAAGAATGTTAAATCCTAATATAGAAATAAAGAAATGGTTTTATACCAATTTGACAAGCTCAAGTGGACTGCCTGTTTATGATGGTTATGCACCCGATAATGGAGTGAATGAATATGTGATTATGAACGGCAGAGCATCGGCACAGGAACAAGGTAAAATCAGTTACACCAATGCAGTTACCATTGATGTTGACATTGTAATAAAAAATAGTAACTTTGGATATAAAAGAGCCGAAACGATAAGCAATTTAATACTAGCTGCAATCAACTCCGACACGGACATAACCCTAGCAAATGGGTTTTATGCTTCAAGTTTAGTTGTGGGTGCAATTAGAAATTTAGATGGCTTAAATCCTTCGGATAATTTATGGCGAACAATAATAACTTATAATTTAATAATAACTCAAAATTAAAATAAAATGGCAGAAACTAAAGTATCAGCAAGGGATTATATCCTTTTAGCAGATTTGGCTGGAGGTACAACTTTTTTACCTGTGGCTTGTTTAACGACAAATTCATTGACATCAACTGTAAACACTATTGATGCAACTTCAAAATGTGGAGACCAATATCAAGTAGGTCCTTCATTTACACAATCATTCAAAGCGGAAGGTTTTGCAATTGATGAAACAGGAACTCCAAGTAAAAGTTCTTACCAACAATTGTACACTGCTCACGCTGCAAAAACTACTTTTACCATTAAAATGGGTAAAGCAACACCAACTTCAGGTGATGTATATTATGGTGGTCTTTCAACAAGTACAGTATTTATTAGCGACTTTGAAGTAAATGCAGCTGATAAAGACGATGTGAAATTTACTGCAACTTTTGTAGTATGTGTTCCACCAATTGCACAAACTGAAGTTACACCATAAACAAAACAATAACCTATGTTTGAATTAAAACTAAACAACACAACAATTCAATTAAAATGGGGTACTTGGTCAATGAGGGAATTTTGCAAAGCAAAAGATATTACTATTGACAAATACTTTGAATTTTTAGGCGGAAATCAATATGACTTGGATAATATTGTTAAATTAATACATATCGGATATAAATCAGGTTGTATAAATAACAAACAAGAAATTGAATTTACTGAAGATGACGTTTGTAATTGGATTGATGAAATAGGCGGAATTTTTAATCCTCAAGGACAAGTTCTTTTGTATTTGAAATATATTGTAGAAAATACAGTTACTACAATACAAGGAACACCAAAAGAGGAAAAAAAAAAGTCTAATAAAGTTAGGTTGGGATGATATTTTAGTGAAAGCTGCTGAATGCAATATAAGACCCAATGAGTTTTGGGATATGACTTGGAAAGACTTTTCTATTATCGTATTAGGTAATGAAAAACAAGAGTTAAACGAATGGGCAAGGACTAGAAACCTTGCCTATATTGTATATTTAAGTAACACAACTGAAAAATCACCCAAAAGTATAAAGGCTTTTTGGCACATACCAGCGATTGACGATGTAGAAGTAGAAGAGGAAAAGGTAATGTTAAGTAGCGACCAATTGTTAAGGACATTAAAGTTGTACGGAGTAAATTAAAATATTATGGCAGATTCATTTGATAAGTTTAGTATTGGTATTGATGCCGATGTATCAGCATTACAATCTAGCTTAAAGGCGGCACAAAATACTCTTGCACAATTTGAGGGTGCATTAAAGAAAGCTACTAATATTGGTGAGATTAATTATCTTAATAAAAACATAGATAATTTAAAGGGTACAATTGCTCAATTAAATCAACAAGCAAATAATTTAGGCAGACCAATTGGCGATGCTTCACAATCACTTATAAATTTCTCAAGGATTGCACAAGATGCTCCTTATGGAATTATGGGTATTGCAAATAACCTGAATCCTATGGTTGAATCGTTCCAACGATTAGCTAAAACGGAAGGAGGTACTAAAAATGCTTTAAAAGCAATGGTTGCAGGGTTATCAGGACCTGCTGGGGTTGGTGTTGCAATTGGTGTGGTATCTTCATTAGCTGTTGCATTTAGTAAAGAAATAACCGAATTCTTTAAAGGACCTACTCAAGAATTAGAGGCGTTTAGAAAAAAACTTAAAGAAACTGCCGACGATATTTACAAACTAATAGGAGCAGAACAAACAAAAAGAACAAAAGGTGTTTTATTAGCAGAACTTATTACAGGTGGGACTCCAACACAACAACAAGAGGCATTAAAGCAATTAAAGGATTTATATAATAATAATGCTGCAATACAAAATGCTAAATTAGGTCAAGATAAAATATTTTATCAAACTTTAGTTAATCAGGCATCAATGCAAGGAGATGCAGTTGCTAAAGAAAAAAATAGCATTGCACAACTTGATTTATTATATGCAAAGCAAAAACAAAATAGAAAAGAGGAACAAGCTGAATTAACTGCTGCTAAAGGTCCAAGAGGTTTATTTGATATTAAATCAGTTGATGCTAATATTAAATCTATAAAAGATAAATATAAAGGTTTAAATAACGCTGTTGAAGTAGAAATTTCAAATCTAGAATCAAATACATTTAAGCAATTATCTAAAATTACATTAACTCCATCACCAGTAAAAATTAGTACAGGTGGAAGTAAAGTAGTAGATACATTAAAAGAATTTTCTGCGCAACTTAAATATGAATTGGCTAAACAATTAATGGATTATGAAAAATATAAGAAAAGATTTGAAGAAATAGATACATCTTATATTCCATTTATTTATAAAAAAGAGCCTGTAAAAGAGAGTGAATTTACTAAAGAAACCAAATCAAAATTAGAAGACCCATATCAAAATACTTTAGGTAAGTTTTTAACAAAAAATACCAAAAATTTAATGGATAATGAAGCAGAAATAAAGAAAACTCAAAAAGCATACGAAGATTTTGCTAATTCAATTTCTAATACTGTTTCGGGTGCTTTGATGGGTATGTGGGCGGATATGCAAAGTGGAGAATCGGTTTTAAATTCTATTGGTAATATGTTAAGCAGATTAGCAGAACAATTTGTTGCTGCAATATTACAAGCTACTATTTTTGCTGCTATTATGTCTGCTATAAATGCTGGAACTGGTGGAGCATTGACATTTGGTGGATATTTTATGAAAGCATTAGGAATGGCAGATGGCGGAATAGTAACAGGTCCAACACACGCTTTAATTGGTGAAGGAAATGAAAGTGAAGCAGTAATGCCATTAAGTAAATTAAGCGGAATGCTTAACACTACATTTAGTGCAGGTGCTATGAGTGGTGGCGGTGGAATGAGTGGCGGTTCATTTGTATTAAAGGGCAACGATTTGGTTTTAGCATTACAAAGGTCTAATTATTCACTTAACTTAAGACGAGGAATTTAATGGCATACGTTAATAAATATAAAATTACAATGGCTACCAAAAGCGGTAGTATTTCAATATTGTATATGTTAGAAGATGGATATGCAGGTGCTTTAATTGAATATCCTGCAACTACAATTCAGTTGCAATATATACCTAGAAGTGATGATATTTTTGAGCCTATTTATACAAGTCAATTAAGTGTTGCAATAGATGTTACGGATGACATTAATAATATGCCAAACTTAACTACATTAAACGATAGAAAATATTTATGTAAACTTTATTATAGTTCTAATTTAGAATGGACTGGATGGGCTTTAAGTGATAGTGTTGAATTTTCATTTACAACAGGCAGAAAAGAATTATCTTTTAATGCTATTGATGGACTTGGAATGTTAGAAAAAATTAAATTTCCTTTAGCAAATAATTATGTATTA